ATCAGAATGGGATATCTTCGTCCATTTCTTCAATAGTTGGGTTTGACGCAATGGCCGGTGCTTTAGCTGCGCCGTCAGTATAAAAGACTTTTACATTGCCAAGGATTGGCGTTTGATATTTAGCTTCACGCTCATCTTTAGTCGTGCTTTGACTGATAAAGCCGTTATTCTCATACTCGTCCTTTTCATCAGTGTCCACAAAGGTAGTCAGGTCAAGATAAGTTCCTTTAGCACCCTTATACAGTCGTGACTTGTCTATCTTTGTAACGTCAATTCTTACAGATATTCCTACTTTCATTTTAGCTTCTCCACTTCGGTTTTAATAACATTAACGGCCTTGGTTACTTCCTCGGCCAAGTTTGCGATATAAGCATTATCGCGTTCTACACGCACTAAAGTGTGCGGAAGATCTGGATGGTAGGTCATAAAGTCCCACCAATCTCGTCCTGTTACCCACAGACAACCCTGTAGCTGTTGCCAGTACTTCTTAACACCAGCCGTGGGATCGCGTAAGTATGCGACCTGCGTATTTGCAGCAGGACATTTCAACTCTAAACCACCGTCAGACCCTACCAGGGCATCAGGTGAGCAACCGTAGCTAAAGGTTGTGTCAACAATAAAACCAACCTCCAGTGTATCGTTGCCAGATATGAACTCGTACATCTCCCTCGCGTCTGGCTCAAGCAAATTACCACGCTCCATATGAGCGTTAATGTAGAACGGCTCAGATTCGCCTGTAATGAGTTCTGCGATTAGTTGATTGATGTACCCATCAGCAGAGCTAGAAGGCTTCCCAGAGCCTGTAATCAGCTTAGAAAAGTTACTAGCGGATGGCCTGCCTAATCGCGCAGCAAGCCATTCTTCAGTACCCTGCTCATGGTCAAGAATGATCATTTTGTTTTTGCCTTAAGTGCGGCGACAGCTCTATCGAAATGACCACTTAACAGGTCATCAACTGTTTCGCATTTGAATGCGTTGCAGAACTTGGAAGAGTCACTGCCGGTTTCGGTAATTAAATCTTGAATGATCACGCTTTGGCCACGAGTGATCTTTTTCTTATCATCACCACGAATCATTGCAGACTGTGCGTCGTCATCAGCCGTGGGAATTCCAGCCATGGCAGATATAGCCACGCGACGAGCGTAGGTCACAGACGCAGATGCAGACTGAGGATCTCGCTTAATGATCGGAAGGGTGTATCCCATCTCAAGCCATTGTCCAGAGCTATGCATCAAACGAGTACATACTCCAATGCCAGATTCATCGTTAATCGGGAATTGCGTATAACTTAGACCATTGTCAGCAAAAGGCTGCTTTATAGCCTTGATAACAGAGGTTAAGTCAGCATAATTAGACTTGAAGAAAGGGTTGGCAGAATCTTTAACAGCACCGCCCATGTCACTCTGAGCTTTAGATAGTGCAGTCGCTAATTCGTTGATTTGTTCGCTTGATTTCATTGTTATCTCCTATTAAAGAAACAACAATATAATCAAAAGTGATTATAATATCAACTAAAATGTTAAATTAATAACACCAGATGACGGGGACGCTTGTACGCGTGTCTAAGTGGATAAACGTCTTAGCCACACCAATGCCTGTGAAACCCGCCTTAAGTGCCTCAGAGACGATTATATAGCCTTCTGCGCCATTATTGATCTTAATGTCTGCAGCGATACCGCGAGCGTGTGTGCCTGGCGTAGATTTGGCTTTTTCAATGCTGTGGCCTTCTGGGTCACGGTAGCCAGATGTGATAATAAACGGAAACCCGCACTCGTGACGCAGGTCATCAAGTTTCATCAAGAAATCATCAGACATTGCGTTATTGCCGGTCTGCTGGCAATCAAAGTCTGACTTTCGAAAGTATCTCATTTGCGAAGTTCCATTAATTTACTTGCCCCTCTAATACCAAAACTTGAGCTGATAGCTATGAATAATAAGTATTGGTACCACTCAGGTAATTTTTCCAGTGCTTCAAACCCGGTAGAAACCCGGTCAATCACTGATACATCATTTGCCGCTATAGCGTAGCCAACCATAAAGACGGGGATTGATAGAACAATAGTCCAGAACTCATCCTTCCAAGAATTGCTTGACGCATCTGCCATCTTGCTTTCCCAGTCAGCGTCGTTCTGTATGACTGACATCTTTGCCTGGTGTTTGGCTTGCTTCTCTTCTGCTTTGTTTTGCAGGAATGTTTTGCCAAGGTCAGCAACTGGTCCAATTAAAGCAGTGAAAATACTCATCCGAACATTTTACCAACAACAAATAATCCAATAATTAAAGGATAAATACCCCAGATCATCATTTCTGTTTTCTTAAACCTTTCCGATCCTTCGTCTAAACGTTTTTCAATATTGGAATATCTAACGGCGCATTCTCGTTCATGCCCTTCCAGTTTGAGTAGTGCTTCTTGGACTGATGCCATTTTGATTATTCCTAGTGCTGTAAAGGTTAATTGAATACCGATTATATCATTAACTATCACGCATCAAAACGCCTTCCAAAAATATAGCAATCTCATTTGTACTTGAGCTTGACTTAGCCTCAAATGAGAAATCTGATTTAGCTGCTATTTTAAATGGAATTTGTCTGTCATAGCTAACCTGAGAAACCGCAAAGGTTGCCTCAGATGCTCGAATCGTTCTACCCCACTCACTTGTGACAACGTTCCTAATATACAAATACTTATTGCCGTTTGTGGTTGCAGAATTTACGTCAATCCTAAAGAGATAGAATGAATGTCCAGCCGGAACCGTGTAAACACTAGACTGACTAATTCCCAAATCAGGCCCAATATAACCATATACAGTGCCGCCGTTAGATGCAGATATTCCGCCAATATTTGAACCTTGGGCTATAATCAAGGAATTAATTCTAAAGAATGAGTTAGTAGTATTTACTGGAGAAGTTCCTGTAAGAGTTACAACCTCTTGCAATATGTTGTAATCAGCGTCTAAGCCATCAACTAATACATCCATAGTATCGTCAGAAGAAGTAGAGGAAAGGCTCATTACAACTGCTGAGGATGGATAAACATAACTCCCGCTATCATCCCAAATAGTCTCGTAGTCAACGCCAACAGCTCGGTTGATGCCAAATATGTTTACAGCAGTTGCGCCAGCAAAGTTTCCCCTGGCAATATCAAAAAGTATGTTTGGGGTGGACATTTTTGTGCCCAGAAATTGAGTAGTCATTACATGCTCTCCAAGATAAATGAGGTTATTAAATATAGCCCATAAGCCATTAAGCCTATTGCGCCAATAGAAATGCTATTCCAGATTAAGGCTTTCTTTTTCCGGACTTGAGCATAAACAGCCCTTTCTCTTTGAAGTTTAATCTTCTTACGCATGTCCAGCAACTCTTTGTAGCCATCTGGACCGTAAGTTAATCGAAGCAGGTCACGAAGCTCTTTCTCTTGCTTTGCAATCTTCTTCTCATGAATATAAACGTCGAGAGCCTCTTGCTCAACCGACTTGCCGTTAAATAGCTTCTTAAACAGCGGGGGATTCTCGGCTTGCTTCTTGGCTTCGTTAAAGTCTGAGACTGCTGAATACCACTTACCCACCTGCCCCAGGGTATCATCCACATCACGCCCTAGCTCTACCATCTTCTGTATAGTCTTATAAGCGCTTGTAGCCATAGCAACGGCAGAAATAGGATCAATCATAAATAACCACCTTTGCTGGGTCTACGTACACTGGCTTACAGTAAGCATGTACGGGAGTGTAATACTTGCGTCTTGTTCCCTGTATTGTTAATTCTTCAGCATACCACCGGCATCGAGCTAAACCTTTCCAGTAGCTAGTGGCCTCTACGTCAATCGTTCCATTGATTAAAACTATTAACGCAAAGACCAGTTGCACTTAAGCCTCTTCGACTTCTTCCACTTTCTTCAGATCAGCAATAAGCATATTAACAAATGCATCTTTGCCTACCGATAGCTGGTCAAGGTTAAACTGAGCTGATTTAATCTTGCGATCCAAATCGTTACAGTGATTAACCATCGCCTGCTGTTGCGGTGTCATATCTTCAAAAGTGTATTCAACATCATTTACTACAATGGGAGTTGTTTTTTTCTCGCCCATGTTTGTATCCTCTTTTTAGTTAATTACCAAGGTGTGCCAACAGAGATAGCCGGAGCTTTACTGTCAGCGATTTGTACAGCGATAGAATCTTCTACGCCTGTTACAGCTTCTTCGCCCATGCTGTCCTTAACCCAGCCGATAACATCTTCTTCGACCAAGCTGTCATAGGCTACATAGCCATCAGCAGATGCGTCAGGTGTAAAGCCACAAGTTCCGTAAGAACTGCCTGAATGGTCACCGTCTACGTCTGTTGCACGCCAATGTGCTACAACAACACCGTTATCAGTGTTGCGTTCTAATGTTGAAATGTTCCAAATTACTGCCATGATTAACTCCTTTATGCGCTGTAGCCATTGCCTGCGCTGATGGCTGAATTAACTGCGGTGAAATCTTCATCGCCCCAATCGTCTTTAGCAACCATCAACTCTAAGTGCTGTACGTTTCTATCTACACAGCCTTGACGGTCTTCGGCATCATCTTCTGCCATAGAGTCTCCTGCGATAATGGCGTTGATAAGAGCTACAGAGTCACCCATTGCTAAGTAGTCTTGTGCTAGTTGTTCTTCTGTACGTGGTTCCATTTTATTATCCTTCTAAGGTTTCTATTCTTGCGGTTAATGATTCAATTAAGGCTTGTTGCTCTTGGATGGCTTTTATAAGCATAGGAACAAACACGCTATATTTAACACTTTTGGTTGTAGTCCCAAGCTCAATTCCATTCTCGTCTTGGTCGGGAGATTGGGTAACCATGCTAGGAAAGACATCTTCAATTTCCTGTGCGATTACACCTATTTGTTTAAGGTTTTCACCTTTTAGATTGTAATTTACCACCCTTACTTGATTTAATTTATCTAGCTTGGGAGTTACGTCTGTAATGTTTTCTTTCAGTTTTAAGTCAGAAATTGCACCATAACTGTTGTTTGAGTTGACTATGTTTCCGTTAGAGTAAATTATGATTCTATTTCCACCTGCGGCAGAACTATAACCTCTAAAAAATCCTTCTGTTGTGTTGTTTGCATCAGTAACAGCGTGATAATTATAAGTGTTTCCGTTTCTAGAGCAGTTAACTGTGCCTCCAAAATTGGTCGTTGCTATTAACGCATTACCAGAAGAGTTAATATGAAGCCGTGGATTACCAACACCATCTGATAAAACGATGTTGTTGCTTGAGGTGCGGATGTCTAGGCCGCCTTGGTTGCCATGATACGGGCCAAGCACAGTGTTGTTAGAACCAGTAGTAATGAAACGGCCTGAGTCCTTACCTATTAGAGTGTTAGTGGCTCCAGTGGTGATTGAGTTTCCTGCGTTTATGCCAACGGCCACATTATTAACGCCTGTGGTGTTTGCCAATAAAGCATTTCTACCAACTGCGGTATTGTTAGAGCCGGTTGTATTTGCCACTAAAGCAACTCTACCAATGGCGGTGTTGTCATAGCCTGTAGTATTAGCGCCTAAAGCTCCTCCTCCGACTGCGGTATTATCATTTGCGGTAGTGTTTGCGCCTAAAGCACCGCTACCAAGGGCTACGTTTTCAGAGCCTGTGGTATTAGCGTCAAGAGCATTTGTACCCACTGCCGTATTACTAGCGCCTGTGGTGTTTGCGAGTAAAGCACTTGAACCCACAGCAGTATTGTTAGCGCCCGTTGTGTTTGTAAATAAAGCCGCCCAACCCAATCCTGTATTATCATTTGCGGTATCGTTAGATCCTAAAGCACCTGAACCTAAAGCACTATTGCGGCTTCCTGTAGTGTTGGCTAAAAGGCTTTGTCTGCCAATAGTAGTGTTTTCACTACCTGTAGTATTACCGCTTAAAGCATCGTAACCCACTGCTGTGCCGTAGTTTGCTGTTGTGTTAGCATCTAAAGCATTTGCACCAAAAGCTACGTTTTGTGTGCCTGTGGTGTTTGCCGATAAAGCAGACTTACCAACCGCTGTGTTGTTGCTGGCTGTAGTGTTGGAACGTAAGGCTTGATGTCCCATTGCTGTGTTGCTACTACCTGTTGTATTTAAAGCAAGAGTTCCGACATCGACACCATCAACACCAGATCCCACAGCTACGTTTGCAGTTCCAGTTGTATTAGATAATAAAGTACCACTACCTACAGCAGTATTATTTGAACTTGTGGTGTTTCCTCCTAAAGCGCTGAGTCCAATAGCAGTATTACCCGCGCCTGTGGTGTTTGCGGTTAAAGCAGCATGACCAAGTGCAGTGTTATTAGAAGCGGTGGTGTTGGCACCTAGTGCGGAAGCACCGATAGCCAAGTTTTGCTCTCCAGTAGTCAGGCTTTGCAAAGCATATCTACCAATACCAGTGTTATAACCTCCAGTAACATTGCCTCCATTCCCACTTAAAGAACCGTAACCAATAGAAATATTACTGTAGCCTGTTGTGTTAGCATATCCAGCTTTCCAACCAATAGCGGTTAGCTCCGCACCAGTCGTATTGCTATACCCAGCCTGAAAACCAACAGCAGTGTTGTTAGAGGCGGTGGTCGTGCTTTCCAGCGCAGAACTTCCAATAGCTGTGTTGTACGAACCAGTCGTAAGGTTAATGGCTGCTGCCATACCAAAAGCAGAATTCTTTTCAGCACTTGTCATAGAGGTAAGCACTCTATCTCCCATGCCTGTGTTGTAGTTACCTGTTGCAGATTTACCCGCTTGATAACCAACCCAAGAATTGTTTGCCGCAGTCGTTCCGCTAAACCCAGCCTGATAACCAACGGCAGTGTTGTTAGAGGCGGTGGTGGCTCCTAGCGCATCTCGACCGACAGCCACATTATTGCTACCAGTATCATTTGCAAACAGTGTAGCAGTACCCACGGCAGTATTACTGCTTCCGCTTGTAATGCCATATCCTGCTTCGTTGCCAATACTGACGTTTTGAGCGCCAGTAGTAACGCTATTAAAGGCGGTATTGCCTAAAGCCACGTTGCCCGTACCAACAGGATAGTTCCCATCCAGCTTGATTGTGCCGCCGTCAATAGAGACGTTACCATCAACAGTCAACCCATCCATCGTGACGGTTCCGGTGACGTCGATTCCAGTGGCTGTGGTGGCTAGTTTTTCTGAACCGTCGTGGTACACCTGTGTTGTACCATCAGCAATACCCCTAAGAATGTACTCCCCTGTGCTTGTTTCTAAATCGAGATTAGTACCTCTAATTACAAGTCTACCAGTACCCACATCTCGAATTACTGACTCTGTTCCACTATGGAATATCTCAAGATCATCACCATCACCAAACGTGGCCTTGTCACCATCACCCAGTGCTATGCCGCCGTTGGCTGCAATTTCTCCACTAAACGCACCAGTCGTAAAACTACCAGCCGCAGCCGTAGTGCCGCCGATTACTGTGCCGTCAATAGTTCCAGCATTAATGTCTGCTGTGGTGGCTACAAGAGATGCTAGTGTGGCTACTCCGGTTACTCCGAGGGTGCCTGAAACGTCAGCGTTTCCATTAATGTCAATAGTCGTAGCAGCGATTTGAATCTCAGTGTCCGCTACAATATCAAGCTGGCCGTCTACGCTGGAGTTGATGTATATAGCGGCATCGCGGAACTGAACCTTCTGAGCGGCATCTACATCAATGTCATTCGCGCCAGTGGTGTTACCGTTAGCTAGGACTTCTGATAGCTCGTTGTTAGCCCCTACTTGGCTGTCAACATACGCCTTAATAGACTGCTGAGTGGACAAAGCCGTGGCACTGTCAGACGCCATGTTGTCTTCGTCAAGAATATTAGTAACAGTTACTGCGCCAGTACCTTTAAGAGAGGCGAAAGTAGTAAGGCCCGTAATGGTCAGGGTGCCAGCAGATAGGGTAACTACGTGGTCTACAGCTTCTAGTACGTTTGTACCGTCGCAATATACGAGCATGGTTTTACCGACAGGAACCGCTATGCCGGAACCAGCGGCCGTTTTAACTGTAATTACTTGAGCAGTGCCGTTCTTGACAATATACACTTTACTCAGCGCGGGACAAATTACGCTACCTGCTCCTGTCAGCGCGGTGCCAGAGTCAGTTAAGGACAACATTGCTGCGCGAGATTCGGCGGTAGTACCGTTGGCAGTGGTTAACACATGAGAGTTAGCAGACCACGTATCTATAACAGAGCGACCCGCAATCGCCTGCTCTACCATAGAGGTTATATTGTCGTTTACTACGTCCCCCCACGTACCGCTTAATTCCCCTTGTACGGGTAGGGCTAATTTTAATATCGGAGTATATTGTGTTGTCATTTAACTAACCTCATGCGGCTATTCTTTCCCAATTCGGGTCTTGTGTATCTGTTATAGAGTTCCAATTACTATCTTGGCCTATGTTTACGTTCTGCCAACTTGGGTCTTGTGTGTCTGTTATAGCCCCCCAATTACTGCTTT